TGTAGTAGTCATCATTGAAAAAACAGAAGATTTCAGAGAAGTTGCCCGAAGAAACTTGAAAAATAGCGACAGGAGATTAACCTATGACACTCAGCCACCTGTAGGACTCGCTTCATCGATTGAGGACGTACCACAAGTTTTTAGAGAATGCATCGAAGATTATGACAGGCTCGCTCAGGACTACCAGGAAGAAGCAAGAATTAATAACTTTCTAAGAAATCAAAATGCGAATCTCTTAGAAGAAAATGGGCGTTTGATTTATCAGGAAATGACTATGGATTTCCGTAAAAACCAAAGGAAGTGGGGAGCACGAGCATGACAGTCAGTCGCAACATGAACGAGATGGAAATTCGTGTGCTAAATATGATCATCAACTCTGCAACGTTTGATCTACCAATTCAAGCAAGTGAAATTCGTATTGAAACTGGACTCACAAAGCGAAAACTCGAAGAAGTCATTGAGAGTCTTAGAGTTAACTTCGGTCAACCAATAGTTGCTAAAAAAACCAAACCTAATGGTTACTACTTACCAAAAAGTGAGGAAGAAAGACAAGCAGGTCTTGCTCCTTACCGTAGGCAGATTTTAACAGAACAGAAGAACCTTGCAGCAGTCATGAATATTGATTTAGAAAAATATTGGGAGAATAGTGCATGAATGAAGAATTGAGAGTATTACCTCATGACTTAGTTGCTGAGCAATCTGTTCTTGGTGCAGTCTTTATCTCTCCTGATTCTATCATCACACTTGCAGATGTATTAACTCCAGATGATTTTTACAAGCCTGCTAACAAAATTGTTTTTAAAACAATGCTCTCTCTACTTGAAAAAGGAGAGCCAATAGATGCTACAACAATGGTGTCTGCTCTCACAAATCAAGGCGATATTTCAAATATTGGTGGCATTAACTACGTTGTTGAACTAGTCAATTCAACTCCAACATCCAAAAACGTAGAGCATTATGCAAAGCTTGTTAAAGAAAAAGCAAATCTGAGAAAAGTAATTGCTGAACTATCTGAATCACTTTCTAGTGCATATCAGGGAGATATTTCAATCAATGAAATCATCGAAAAAACTGAAAAATCAATTCTTGATATCAGTAATCAAAATGTTGGAAATGGATTTCGCAATGTGGCAGATATCATTGATACTCACATGCAGATTGTAGAAAAACGCTCTGAAACAGATGGAGTTGTAACAGGATTATCAACTGGATTTGTTGGTTTAGACAAAATCACAACAGGACTCCATGAAGATAATTTAATCATTCTTGCTGCACGTCCAGCCATGGGTAAAACCGCATTAGCTCTAAATATTGCTAAACATATAGCAACAAAAGAAAAAAAGCCTGTAATTATCTTTTCGCTTGAAATGGGAGCAGAAGATTTGATTGAACGCATGATTGCATCTGAAGGCACTGTTCCAGCTTATCATTTAAAGACTGGTAATCTGAATACAGATGAATGGAAGCGAGTCATCCAGGCGCAAAAAGAACTCTATGATGCACCTATTTTTGTAGATGATACTGCTGGTATTCGTATTTCAGAGATACGGGCGAATGCAAGAAAACTTTCTCAAGAAATGGGAGGTCTTGGTGTAATCGTTATCGACTACTTGCAACTCATCACAGGTTCAAAAGGAGAGAATCGCCAACAGGTAGTATCTGAAATTTCAAGAGAATTGAAGATACTAGCAAAGGATTTAAAAGTACCTGTCATTGCTCTATCACAATTAAGCCGTGCAGTTGAACAGAGACAGGATAAACGACCAATGCTTGCAGATTTAAGAGAATCTGGCTCGATTGAGCAAGATGCAGATATTGTAGCTTTCTTATATCGTGAAGCCTATTACCAAAAAGAACAAGCAGACAGTCAAGAAACAAACAACGTAACAGAACTGATACTAGAAAAAAATCGTCATGGAAGTCTAGGGACAGTTAAACTGTATTTCCATAAAGAATACACAAAATTTTCAAATATAGAGGAGTAGTATATGGCAGAAAGAAGAATGGTCAGCAAGACCATTATGCAAACACAAAAATTTTTAAGACTACCACTTGAAACTCAAGCGTTGTATGTACATTTGGTTATCAACTCAGATGATGACGGCATAGTAGAAGCATTTCCAGTAGTTAGAATGATTGGCGCTAGCGAGGACAGTTTAGGCTTATTAGTTATCAAGCAGTTTATAAAACCGCTCAATCAAGACATGGTCTATTTCATTACGGACTTTAACGAACAAAATAAAATTAGACCAGATAGGCACAAGCCTAGCATACACAGAAATTTAGCTATTCAACAACTTGGATTAGAAGTTAATGGAAGTAGGTTGGTTGAGCCTGGAAATGAAGTTCCAGAGCTACCCGAAGGAAGTCAGACGATTGACGGACAAGTGACAGACAAATGTCCGCATAGTATAGGTAAGGATAGTATAGGTAAGGATAGTATAGGTAAGGATAGTATAGATAATATTCCTTACAAAGAAATCATTGAGTACCTCAATACCAAAACTGGGAAGAATTACAGATGCAACGTTCAAAAAAACAAGTCTTTAATTAAAGCTAGATGGTCAGAAGGATATAGACTCGATGATTTTAAACAAGTCATTGATAACACAGTCACAGATTGGTCAGGTACCAAGTACGCAAAATACTTACGACCTGAAACTCTCTTTGGAACAAAATTTGACAGTTATTTAAACCAAGGAAAAGTTGTTAAAAGAGAAAAGAAAACAGACGAAAGGCTAGGTTTTTAAATGAAACATTTCAGAACTACAACTGTCCTTGATGATACATGTGAAATACATGGATGTCATCTTTGGTCTACAAAAATACCAGTTAAAGGCAAGGTTGAAGAAATCAGTCAATGCCCTGAATGTGAAAAAGAAAATATTCGACTTTTTGAAAAACAGTTGAATATGGAAGCTGAAGTTAAAAGCAAGTTATCAGATACCTATGATGTATTCTATCGTGATAGCATCGTTTCAAGCAAGCTTGCCAGTAAGTCATTACATGATTATGAAATTCGTGTAGATATTGACGAAAAAGCAATTAATTTTGTAAAGCGTTTGGAAAGAGAATACGCAAAAGGAAGAACAGGGAATGCAATTATTACTGGCCCTTCAGGAGTTGGGAAGAGTCATCTCACTTATGGATTTGCTCGTTTTATCAATGAACAATTCAAGTCCTATGATGAACCAAAAAGCGTACTCTTTGTGTCAGTTGTGACCTTGTTTGACAAGATTCGTGAAAGTTTCGAGTTTGACAATGGCTATTCAGAAGCTAAGATGGTTAAGCTGCTATCAGAAGTAGATTTTCTATTTTTAGATGATCTTGGAAAAGAAAGTCGTAAAGCTGATACAAAGCGAAATGAATGGGCACATCAAATTTTATTCAAGATTTTGGATAATCGAACAAATACCATCATCAATACAAACTTATCGAGTGAAGAAATTAAAGAGCTTTACTCAGACGATTTTGGGAATGGTGCTCTATCTAGTCGAATTTTTGAAGGAGCAACAGGAAAATGTTTTGTCTATCCATCCAGCATGAAGGATAGGAGATACTGATGTTGACCTTATACTTTGTATACAACGGACATTGTCGGCTATTTATTGGAGAGTACAACAATGTTGATGACCTTATTGAAGACATGAAAGATCATCAATGGGCATACTCTGAGATAACTAGACCACATTTCACAAAATACATTAAAAAGGATAGCGTCAGATTTGATTATGGCGCAAAAGATTGCTACTACCTAGCAGTCAAATAGGAGGTATGAATGATTAACAACGTAACACTTGTAGGACGATTAACACGAGATCCAGAGTTAAGATATACAACTTCAAATGTCGCAGTAGCAACTTTCAACCTGGCAGTCAATCGTAACTTTAAAGGAGCAAACGGAGAACGTGAAGCTGACTTCATTAATTGTATGATTTGGAGAAAACAAGCTGAATTGTTTGCTGAATGGTGCAAAAAAGGAAATCTTGTAGGTATTACAGGGCGCATCCAAACTCGTAGCTATGATAATCAGCAAGGTCAACGTGTATATGTGACAGAAGTAGTTGCTGAAACTTTCCAATTACTTGAAAAACGTGATAATTCTGCAAACCAATCAAACATCGAAGAGCAGATGCCAGCAAGTTTCGGAACTACCAATCCTTTGGATATTTCAGATGATGACATGCCATTTTAGGAGATAGATCATGAACACAATTAAACAAGCAAGGATTGAAGCTTTGAAACATTCAATTGAAATAACAGAACAACGTATTGAAGAAACTAAAGAACCATGCTTACCAAGATATAGACATATCCGTTCTGCTGAACGTGACCTTTTGAGGAAGAAGCTGAAAGGATATCAGAGAGAGTTGAAGGAGTTGGAAGGATGAATAATAAAGAGTTACTGAAAGAACTTGAAAAGAAAATGGCTAGATATGGATATTGTGATACACAGACACACATAGGACTTTTTATCAAAGAATATGAAGCCTTAACAAAAGACGAAAAGCCGATCAGACTAAAAGACGTTATCAAACGCATTCAAGGATTTGACGACGAAACAAAGTTAAAATGGACGTATGACATTTTAAAAGAACTTGGAAGCGATTTTTATTCAAAAACATTTCACGAAGCATATCAGCAAGGACGATTTGACGAAGGGATAGAAGCTCATTATGGACGGGAAAAAGTCAAAATCCCGCAGTTTGTGGCGGATTGGATTAGAAAATGTAAAACATTTAAGTATTTTGTTGTAAGTCTATCTTTTGCATTACAACCCATTGTATGGGAAAAAAATAATCTCTCTGACAAATGTATTGAGTGGTTGATGGATGCAGACAATCAAGACCTTTTCGCTCGTGCATGGCTTGACGGCTACACAATCGAGGAAAAGCGGTATATGGTGAAGATGAAAGGGAATGTTACTGAAAATGTTTTCGTTTTTGGTCTTGTATCACAAACATATTTTTTCTCAAAAAACGACCGTAAAAGTGATTGTAGACAAGTAACTCATACCCGCAAACAATTAGAAGATGCCGGCTTTGGTGAAGTGTTTAATAGTCCATTGTTTGAAGTTGAGGAGGTGGAAGAATGATAATATCAGATGAAGAGTGGATAAAATTCATAAAAGATGGACAAAAATTTGCCTTGGAGATACTTGGAGAAGATTTCGAAAATGATGATGATGAGGTGGAAGAATGATACCAAAATTTAGAGCGTGGCATAATGAACTTGGTAGAATGATGTCGATAAAAAACATGTGGTTCCAAGACAGTCGCATTGAAGAACTTGAACTAAATGACGCAGTCATGAATGAACATATTACAGCTTATCCTGACGAAATCGAACTCATGCAATCAACAGGGCTCAAAGATAAAAACGGCAAAGAAGTCTTTGTCGGAGATATTATAAAATGTACCAGAGGATGTCCTCATGAAGTATACCTAGAAAAAGAATATGGTGGTACATATGTAGGAGGTATGCCTGCTATATATCTAAAGGGATTGCTAAGTGAAGGATATGCGTGGACTGAGCATGAAGAAATCATCGGAAACGTCTATGAGAATCCAGGACTTTTAGAGGACTGAAAATGACGAAATTTATTCAACTCGTACCTTTTAAGTACGGAAAAGTAAAAAATCCTATAACGGTTAATGCGAGTTATATTACAACCGTTTTGAAAGATGATGATTATTTCAGCAAAGTGTTTGTAAGCGATGAAATCAAAGCTAATCTTAAAGAACAACTAACTGCTGACAAATTTTTGTATGTAATAGAACCAATGTATGAAAATATTGTTGCAATTTTAACTCAAGAAGAGGAGAAACAATGAAACGCTTTTTAATTGGCTATTGCCTATTAACTACTTGCTTGTTATTCATGCAACGTGAAGCACAAAAACCCTTGCTAGTTTATCACGCTGATAGTAAATACGCTATCACTGGCAAGGTTACGGAAAAACGAAAAATCGGAAAGCTATTCACTATCACAGTTAACGGGAATGTTTTCGTGGTGAGTGAGGAGAAATACAATAATACAGAAATTGGAAAAGAGGTAACACTATGAATTATAAAGTAACAGTAGACGGTAAAGAAATCGAATACGGTGCACTAGTTGAAAAATCACGTTTTTCAGACGAAGAATGGTCTGCTATTTATGCAGAGATTGCAAAACAAAATTACCCAGAAATCTTTGAAAGCAGAAAATCAGATACTGCATTTATTGATACGCTTGGTGCCTTGACTTCACTAGAAGAACGATACGAAGCATTACTAGAGCTATTACCACAAGATCAATTCTCTTACGCTGGCACTCATCCAAAATGGGTAGCAGATGCAGTCGCAGAGAACACTTTGAATAAAGTAGATACACAATACGATGTGTCTGATTTAATCGAACGATGCTCAACTCTAGATGAATTGAAGAGTGAGCTGACAGAATATTTTGATTTGGAAGAAATATAGAAGAAAGTAGGAGATGAGGTGAAAATTTAGATGGAAGAAAAAGAGTTAGAAGAACTTGCTTTTGTTTTTCAAGTAGGGCAGCTCGTTTTGCACACAGCAAAGTCAATTATTAAAGATGAGAATTTGTTAGGAAGTAACGGGACGTTCGCTATTGACGGGCACAAGTTTGAGATAAAGATATCAGAGGTATCTGATGAACAGAAGAAGGAGGACCAAAACAGATGAACACTTTAGAAAATGTTAAGCAATGGTTTATTGATCGTGACCTCGAAAACGGTGGACGATTAGACAAGCAGTCACTCAAGCTCAGTGAAGAATTCGGTGAGCTATGCGCAGGGTATCTCAAGAAAAATGAGAAAGTGACTAAGGATAGCATCGGAGATTGTGCAGTCGTTATTGTAGGATTGGCATTACTCATTAAAGAAGATGTCAATCAGATTTTTGAAGAGTCTGATAACATTCGTAAAAAAGATGTGATGGAAAGCTTCATCTCACTCAATGCGAATATTAGTGAGTTTCAACTGTCACAAGGATTTGCTAGTAAGGAACTATGTAGACACAATCTAGTACGCTGTATTGGTTACCTGAAAAATCTTGGATATGATTTTGATGAATGTTTTGAACTTGCTTACCAGGAAATTAAGGACCGTAAAGGGCGCTGGATTGATGGTAGTTTCGTGAAAGAGGAGGATTTGCAATGATGCCAAAAATTAGAGCATGGATAAAAGAAGAAAAATGTTTCGCAGATTGCATTGAGACAATTCGATATCATGCAAAAGAAATCGTTTTGTGTCGGGGTGGAATTTGTGAACTTAACTGCTTTGATTTTGAAGATATTATCTTCACTCAATCCACAGGCCTCAAAGATAAGAATGGCAAAGAGATTTTTGAGGGTGATATAGTTGATTACAAAGGCAGAAAAGCAGTTATCAAATGGCATGGCTCATACGCAAGTTTTATTTACAGATTTGTAGATGAACTGCAAAAAAGGGTTTCAGAATGGCATCCACTATTTCTAGCTTATTATCATTTTGAAGTTATTGGTAATATTTATGAAAACAAGGAGTTACTAGATGCCTGATGTAGAGTGGATAATGAATAATTGCCACATGATGCGTGATAACGGTGTTTGGGGAGGAGAGAAGCAAATCTCCTACGCTAGTCCAGATGGAGAATACACGTATTACATAAACAAGCGGAAAGATGGAACTTATTATTTGCACGGAGCAAGTAAACATTACGGAAGAAATTGAGGTTGAAAAATGAAACCAGAACAAATCGACAACGTAAACAAACCAAATCACTACCAAGGTCGGTATGGTATGGAGTCAATCGATGCTTTAAGAAATTTCATGACAGATGAGCAGATGAAAGGCTTTTATCTTGGGAATGCCTTGAAATATCTACTACGCCATCAAAAGAAGAACGGTCTTGAAGACCTGAAGAAAGCTAGAAAGAACCTTGATTGGTTGATTGAGGAATTGGAGAATGGAAACTAAATCTTTTTCAAAACAACTAAGAATGTGGAGAGTTGAAAATAATTTGACACAAAAACAAGCAGGAGAATTATTTGGAGTTTGCGGAGTGACGATTTCTTGTTGGGAAACAGAGAAGACGAGTCCAGCAAACCGTTTGAAATTGATTGTATGTCAGAAGATTGGCTATGATTTCAAAATAGACAATAATTCTTTTGGTTCAATTATCCGTCGGAAACGACTTGAACTTGGATTGTCTCGCAAAGAGCTCGCTGATGAAATTGGGTATAGTGAGTACTCAGTCAATCGTTGGGAAAACAATCTAGCAAAACCATTTAACAGTACTCTGAAAGATATATGTGATTTCTTTGGATTGAATACTAAAGATTTCAAGCAATGGAGGTAGAATTTGGTAAAAAAGAATTTAGCAAAAGCACGAAGAGATTACCTTGAGTTTGAACTAGATGATAAGTATTTAAAAATTGACAAACTTATCGGTCAACGAAGGCATGAATTAGAAAGAATGTACGAAGTGAAACACCTAACTGTTCCTGGAATTGATGATACAGGAGGTAGTGGTAGTGGAACTTTTGTCAACAGGTCAGAGAACCTAGCAGTAGCATATGCAAGTGATCCAATGATTTTACGATTAGAAAATTTACAAAATGCTATAACAAAAACACTAGAGAATTTAGAGCCAGATGACAAAAAAATCTTTTATCTTCGTTGGGGTGAACATACGGGATATGACTGGATTCAAGTTTGGCACATAATGGAGAGTGGTGATACAGGATATCTGTATAGACATAGCAAACAAATTTATAGAAGGCGTGAAGTTATTTTGGATGCGTTAGCAAGTCTACTCTTCATGTAAAGTTGTCAAAAAAACATAT